AGTGATATAAGACGACATGTATGGATTGGCTTTAAGAAAAAGTCAGGCGATAATAGTAAAGGCGTAAAACTGCTAGAAAAAATATATCCTAATATGAAAACAGATGAGGTAGAGTTACTTGCTAGATTATCTACAAAAAAAGAACTCAAAGAATTGGCTAAAGAATATGACATCGATGTCAAACTCTGAAAAGCCATACAAATGCGAATATTGCGGCAACGGTTATATGAAAGAAAAAACATTAGCCGCGCATATGTGTGAGCCAAAAAGACGTTGGCTACAAAAAGATGAAAAAAGAGTGAGGTACGGTTTATATGCATTCCAAAGATTCTACACCCTCTCAGCAGGGAACAAAAAAGAAAAAACGTATGAAGATTTTGTCGGGTCACCCTATTATAATGCTTTTGTTAAGTTTGGCTCCTTTATTAGCAATGTGCGTCCTTTATATCCTGAAAAATATATTGACTACGTTGTAACTAGTGGAGTTAAATTAGATCACTGGGCCAGAGACGAATTATATGAAAAGTATGTATTAGAGTTCATACTTAAAGAAGATGTGACTACAGCATTAGAAAGAAGTGTTAAAACAATGATGGAATGGGCAGAAGACAAAAGTGCTCCATGGAATCATTACTTTCATCATGTAAGTCTTAACAAAGCGGTATGGGATATTAAAGACGGAAAAATATCTCCATGGCTAATACTTAATTGTAAGAGCGGTAAAGACATGCTAAGTAAGTTTACTGATGAGCAGCTTAGCCTTGTATATCATGTTATTAATCCACAACATTGGGCCATGCGCTTCAAAAGGCTTCCAAATGATATGCAGTTAGTTAAAGATATAGCAAAGGAATCAAAGTTATGAAAGCAGGAAAAATTTGGGGTCAGACAGAACTGATTCACGCAAACGGTGTGTTAGAATTTCACCGTATTGAATATAAAGCAGGATACAAGTGTTCAGAACACGAGCATCAGTTTAAATGGAATGGATTTTATGTAGAGTCAGGAAAAATGATTGTACGTGTTTGGCAAGATGATCAAGGACTAGTTGATGAAACTATTCTTGAAGCTGGAGACTTTACACAAGTAAAGCCTGGCAAGGTACATCAGTTTGAAGGTTTAGAGGATGGTGTTGCTTTTGAACTGTACTGGGCAGAATTTAATCACGATGACATTGTTCGCCGCACTAGCGGCACATCCACAAAAAGGAAATAAATTATGGAATTAGTATATTATCCAGATCCTATTCTAAGTAAAGAATTACAAGATGTAAATATTGAAGAACCGCAGTTTGATCCTTTGCGCCTAAAAAAAGATATGGCTGTAGCTATGCTGTTAAACAACGGCATAGGATTAACAGCATCACAAGTCGGCTTGGACTATAAAGTGTTTACAATGGGTGACAAAGCTGAAAATGTTACTTTACATATTAACCCAACTGTGCTACAATATACAGAAGAAGTTAGTACAGAGATTGAAGGTTGTTTAAGTTTTCCTGGTATGTTTGTAAAAGTAAAACGTCCAGCTGAAATACTTGCAGAATACTATGACGAATTTTTAAAGAAACAAACGGTTAAAATTACAGGATATAGTGCTAGAGTTTATCTACACGAATTGGATCATTGTTTGGGTATTACTATGAAAGATAGATGTAGTAAAATAAAATGGGATATGGCAAAGAAAAAAGCACGTAAGATGGAGAAGAAAGTTGCCTGATATTGATATAGATTTTGCTGATCGAGATGTAATACTATCTAAACTTACACATCGTGTGGCAAAATTAAACACGGGCAAAAAACATAATACTGGAGTATATGCTACTGAGATTCCGCACAACCCAGTAGATAATCTAAGTACTATTGAACACAAGACTGCTGACGAACGTGGCTATTTTAAATTAGATTTTTTAAATGTAAGTATATACAAAGATGTTACAAATGAGGAACATCTTCAACAACTAATGACTAAGGAACCACAATGGGAACTCCTCGAACACGACGATTTCAGCAGTCTAGTATTTCACGTCGCAGGACATGGAACTATATTAAAGACAATGCGTCCGAAAACAATAGAACAACTAGCGGCAGTACTAGCAATGATACGTCCAGCCAAAAGACACTTAGTCGGAGAAACTTGGGAAAAGGTGATGAAGGAAGTTTGGATTAAACCAACGGACAATAGTTATTACTTTAAGAAAGCACATGCTGTTTCTTATGCAATGGCTGTTGTAGTGCATATGAATTTAATATGCGAAAAGGTTAGTTCTTAGGTTTACGTACTAGTTGTACACTACGTCTTTTTATTCGTTTGACTGTTAGATTATTTAAATTTACACAAGGTCCTAATGTTACTCTGACATCTTTACTATTCATAGTAATAATAGAATACTTAAAAATGTCCATTTCTTTCTTTAGAAAGATGTTGATCGGAATCAAACGATTTGATTCCCACCACCATACATCACCTAACTCTAAAAACTTTAGTTCATCTTCTCTAGTTTTCAAATCAGTATACACGTACATGCTTGTAACAGTAGCGTCTTGATTTATAACAATCCCGATATATTCGTTGCCGCCATAAGTTACAACGCTTAAAAAAGGAAAATTTTCTTGTATGTCTTTTGTTAACATGTTTTTCCGATAAATATAATATGCAATTAGTACCTAGATATTTAGTAAAAAATATAACCACCATAGTAGCAGATGTGGCTGGATTCGTAACGGAGTATAGACCAGTGTATAGCAAACAACTTCAAGTATATAAAGGCATCGATAATGTATTAGAATTTAGAACATATAATGCAGATCAAAGACCTATAAACATATCAACTTACACACCAAAATTTGTCGCATTTGACGAAGCTAATAATATGGTATTAGAAAAAGATGCAACTATTTTAGACGACGGCAGCGTACCAAAACGCGGCAAGTTTAGTGTAACTGTTACTGAAAATGATCTACTTAATATTAAACAACAGTATTTAAGTTACAACATATACTTACAAGAAGCAGATGGTGATAAGGTTCTTACTTACTCGCACAGTAACTTTGACAATGACGCAACTATCTATGTCAACGCAAAAACATTCCCTGGTCCTCTTGCTACGCGATCAATAGCATCATTCCAACAAGAAGGTGTTGGAGTTAACACATGGTATAGCAGTACAATTGACGCACAACCAGGTATCAACGGCAACGAAGCTCTGCATACAGCAGCAGCGTATACAGCATCATACATTGGTGATCTTGTAGTACAAGCTACTTTAGATAATCAAGTATCAGATACTACTAGCTGGGCTGACATAGCAACGTTGACATTTACTGGTAATGAAACTATGCCAACACCAGTAAACTTTAACGGAGTGTTTAGTCACTTACGATTCAAAGTAACAGCAAATCCAGCAGATAAAATCACACAAATTCTAGTTAGAAATTGATTGACAAACTAGCATAACTACGCTATAATAATAGTATGAGTGTAGTAAGCGAAACAGTTCTGACATACTTACCTTCTAAGAGAAAAACAACTCCTAGTGGCTGGCTATCATTCAATGCGCCCTGCTGTCATCATAACGGACATGCCGCTGATAATAGAGGCAGAGGAGGACTTATAGATAACGCAGACGGAGGCATAAGCTATCACTGTTTTAACTGCGGATTTAAAGCTTCATGGCAACCAGGGCGTAACTTTTCACATAAACTGCGAAGGCTCCTGCAATGGATGGGAGCGCCTGACGATATAATCAATAAGGTGGCACTTGAAGTGATGAGAGAGAACGAAGGTGTGCAAGCAAAAGAACGTATTGCTGAACTACCTTCGTTCAATACAGTTCCGTTACCAGACGATGCAATTAAAGTTGCTGATATTACAGATTTCAACAAATATAGTTTGGCTATATTAGAGTATATGGCACAACGTAGACTAAATCTAGATGACACAGATTATTACTGGTCGCCGAGTCTAGGATATCGTGATAGATTAATTATACCATTTTATTATGAAGGTAACATAGTAGGATGGACTGGTCGTAGTATACTTGAAGATAAAAAGCCTAAGTACTTAACAGAAGTACAGCCTGGGTTTGTGTACGGCTTAGATGATCAAACATATAATAAAGTATTTGCTATTGTATGCGAAGGCCAGATTGATGCTATACATATAGAAGGATGTGCGTTAGGAGGCAGTGAAATAAGCGATCAGCAATCTATGCTACTAAATAGATTACAGAAGGATATTATTGTTGTACCTGATAGAGATAAAGCAGGAAGCAAACTAGTTGAACGTGCTATTGAACTAGGCTGGCATGTTAGTTTACCAACCTGGGCTAAAGGTATTAATGATATCGGCGATGCTGTAGATAAGTACGGTAGACTGTATACATTACATAGTATAGCAAGTGAAGCTACAGATAGCGCACTTAAAATTAGGTTAAAAGCAAAAAAATGGTTTGGGAGTAACTAATGAAAACAATTAAAAAAGTATTGAAGTTTTTATGGTCTATTATTACATGGCCATATAGAAAGATTAAAGAAGAAATAGAATTTAGAAAACGTATAAAGAAGTTACGGGAACAGGACCCGTTTATTTACAAATGATTATCTGGGGGATAGTTGGCAATAGCCACGATGCTAGTTTAGCAGTATTTAATAATGAAAAATTGTTATGGGCAGCACTTGCTA